ACAAATGCGCTTTTTTCGTTTGACTCTGTTGCCATTTTATTCTTCTCCTAATTTTCCTAATTTTGCAATATAATTATCCATCATGTGATCGTAAGCACCAAGGAACTTTTGCCCTTTTGCATAAGCCCTTGCTCTACTACGAACCATGTCTTTTACCTGTTGCCAGGGTGTAAGGTTTCTAAATGCACCGTAGTAATTCATATATATGTGAGTCCCGTGATGAGCAAAACCCATTAACCTAAAGGGAACCTTTGTAACATCGTCACAGTTATTTTGTACTCTGTAGTGTTTAACTGTCAGGCTGTTAACAAATTCTTTATTACCCACTCTTGGTGAACCAAATGTTATTAGTGATATAACCTTTGACTGCATTCTACCTGAAGCAATAGTTGCCATTGCAGCGCCAAGACTATGGCCTGTGACATAAAGAGTTTCGATATTAGAAACAGCCTTTTCTATTGCAGGCCATAACTTGTTAATTTCACCTTTAAAGCCTACGTGGATTTTACCACCAATAGCTTCAATATTCTTACCAGCTTTTAAGTCAGCTAATATATCTGACGGCTCAGTAACCTCTGTACCTCTAAAACTTAATACGTGTGTACCATCATTGTTTTTAAGAAGATATGCTTGTGCATTATCAATATCAAAAAATTCAACGATGGTGCATCCTATGGCTTTAAACTTAGTCATAGCTGTTTTTGGATTTTCGTAGGTAATTGCAGCTATGTTAGCAAATATCAATAATTGAGGTTTTTCCATTTATATTTCTTTCTTTTTATTTATCACACATACATATCAATAGTATTAATCATTGAAACTTCCATGCGTATAATATTTTCATGAGCTTTCTTTACATAAATCTCGTAAAGGTAATCTTTTTGTTCTACATACTCTTTATGTTTTGCTATGTAAGTATCATAAAGTTCCTCATTTTTTCTAGTATGAGCAACCGCAAGGATACTATCAACCGGGGCATAGTCAGGCCATGAGACGCCCCACATTTAATTTTTCTCTATATTTTTTGCATTAATATATAACTCGTAAGTTAGAACTCGTATCTCCCCGTCGTCAGATGTACCTAATAGATGGGCTAAGTTATTATATATTTTTGCAATGTCATCTTTACTACACACTGTACTGTGAGTTTTTATCCATTTAATTATTTTTATCTTACGCTCATATGGGTCATGAGTAGTTAAAGCAACATACTTAAAATCACCGAGGTTACAAATTGATGATTGTGCAGTTGATTTATTAAGTATAAAAGCCATTACAATGATTATTAGCCATTTCATTGTGACATTTCAGAAGAGGCTAGGTTAATTCTTGTTTTAACCACATTTAAATCTGCAGGCTCCGTTTTAAATCCTACTGCAACATATCCATCGAAGTCACCAATTTCTGGAGGAATACCACCACGACAGATAAATGTAGCACCTTGCTTGGCTTCCCACTCTGAAGACTTGCTAGTGACATCTAGTTTATCGCAAATAACCTCACCGTTAAGCATACCAATAATTGCAGCATTACGACCAGGGTCTTTGTTAAACAAACTAGAAATTAATCCATCTAATGTGTTATCTCTTCCCTTGGGACCGAAAGCCAACATTGTTGTTCTGGTGTTAACAACTAAACTTGCTTTGTGTACTACTACAGATACAGCTTCCAAGTCTTTTTGTAGGCTTGCAGCAACCGGTATAAGGTGATTTACCTCTTTAAGATTGGTTATTTTACTCGAATGGGTAATTGCTTCTAAAATTACAGCCCTGCTATCCCATGCAAAGTAACCAAAGAAAAATACGCTTGCAAGTAAAATTACTTCAAATAATTTAAACGGTGAATCAACCCATTTAATTAAATCGATAGCTTTATCCATCATAGAGGATGCAGACTTTGTGCTACTACTTACATCTATAACTATAGAGGAAGCAACTGCTTTTTTAACCGGTTTTTTGGTTGTTTGCTTAACTGGTGGTTTTTTAACCGGAGCGCTCTTAACAGGCGGTTTTTTAACCGGTGTACTTTTTACTGGCGGGCGCTTGACTGGAGGTTTCTTTGTAGCCATATGTATCCTTAATATTTGCATAATATATTGCATAATTAAGAACTAACACTGTTTTATATTTATAACCGAAATAAGTTGATTAAGTTATAGATCTATCATATAATCAACAGATGCTATTTTATACAAACGTTTATGCCCGGGGTGATTATATTTACTTCCGCGGATTCAAGGATGGTAAGCGGGTTCATCAGAAGGTGCCGTTTAAGCCAAGTTTCTATGTTCGATCTGGTACCGAGTCACAATATAAATCTTTATGGGGTGAAAATCTTGAGAAGAAGCAGTTTGGCTCTATTGCGGCTGCGAAGGAATTTGTAAAGAGGTACAGGGATGTAAGCAACTTCCCTATCTACGGTAACTATAATTACATATATCAATTCACCAGCAAACTCTTTCCCGATAAGATTGACGTCGATATCTCGTTAATGAGGATTGTGACGATTGATATCGAGACCACAACTGAGTATGGTTTCCCTGATGTCCGGAATGCGCAAGAGCAGGTTATTCTTATTTCTATTCAAGACTTTAATACAAAGCAAATTACAACCTTTGGATGTAAGCCGTATACGAGTAAGAAAGAAAATGCTACCTATATTCAATGCGTAGATGAATTTGATCTACTGCGTAAGTTTATTAACTACCTTAAAGATGATTATCCCGATGTAATAACTGGCTGGAACGTACAGCTGTTTGACATTGCATACCTGTCTTCTAGAATTGTTAAGGTATTAGGTGATAAAGCTTTAACGGAATGTTCTCCTTGGGGGTTCGTCTCAACCAATGAGGTACCGTACGCAAGAGGTCGTACCCAACTAGCATATAACTGGAGTGGTATATCCATTCTTGACTTTATGGATCTGTATAAGAAGTTTTCTTATAAGATGGTTGAAAACTATAAGCTGGATACGGTTGCTAAGGAGGAGCTTAACAAGGAGAAGATTAAGTCACCATACAGCACCTTTAAAGAGTTTTATACGAATGATTGGGAACTCTTTGTTGACTATAATATTGTCGACGTAGAGTTGGTTGACCAGTTGGAAGATAAGATGAGAATTATTACTCTTATCCTGACTATGGCGTACGATGCTAAATGCAATTACACGGATATCTTTTCATCGGTACGTACATGGGATTGTATTTTATATAATAAGTTATTGAAGCAGAACATTATTGTTCATAACCCGCCCCCGGTTGATCTTAATTTAGATAGACAGATTATGGGTGCGTATGTCAAGGAGCCTAAGCCTAGTCAATACGATTGGGTTGTTTCTTTTGATGCAACCTCTCTGTACCCCTCTATTATTATGTCATGGAATATGTCTCCTGAGACACTTGTTAACGGGCAGAAGTACCTAGCAGACGATGAGAGAAGTATTCAGCAGTTATTAGACAGAACTGTACATACACAAAATATTCATGATGAGCAGTTGGCTATGACTGCTAACGGGCAATGCTTTAGAAAAGATAAGAAGGGTATCTTCCCTGAATTAATTGAGTTCTACTTTGGTGAGCGACAGGTTGCTAAGAAGCTAATGCTAGAAGCGCAAATCATGTACGAGAAGACAAAAGATAAGAAGTACTTGAACGAAATATCCAGTCTTAACTCAAGGCAGATGTCTGCTAAGATTTTAATGAACTCTCTTTACGGTGCAATGGGTAATGTTCACTTTAGGTATTATGATATCCGAATAGCCGAGGGTATTACAATGACCGGGCAACTTATTATTCGAACGGTAGCTAATAAATTAAAAAGCTTTGTAAATAAGGAATGTGGAACTAAAGATATTGAATACTCTTTTTATTCCGATACCGATTCTACGTACATTACTCTTGGAGATTTAGTAAAACGCAATCTTAAAGGTAGAACTAACGAGGTGATCGTAGAGGTTTTAGATAAGTACTGTAGTACACAGATTGAACCTACTATTAACGAGGCGTGTGAGGATCTTGCAGACTACTTAAATATTTACCAGCGTAGGATTAAATTTAAGCGAGAGATTATTGCCGATAGAGGTATATGGATTGCTAAGAAGCGGTATGCGGTTAATGTATATAACTCGGAAGGTGTTACTTACGATCCCCCGAAGCTTAAAATTCTAGGGATGGAGATCGTTAGGTCCTCTACCCCTGCCCCGGTTCGTAAAGCACTCAAGGAGGCTGTCGGTATTGCTCTTACAAAAGATGAGGCAACGTTGAGGCAGTTTGTGGCTGACTTAGAGTCAACGTGGCATAGTCTTGACCCTGAAGATATTGCGTTCCCTAGAGGTATTAATGGGCTTAAAGAATATAGTGATCCTAATTCCATCTTTAGAAAGGGTACCCCTATCCACGTAAGGGGAGCTCTCCTATATAATCATCTAATTACAAATAATGGGTTAGAGAAGAAGTATCAATTGATTCAAGAAGGGGATAAGATTAAGTTTGTGTATTTAAGAGAACCTAATCCCCTAGCTACCCACGTTATAACATTTGCAGGAGATATCCCTCCGGAGTTTAATTTACGTGAGTATATTGATTATGATAAAATGTTTGAGAAGTCTTTTCTTGAACCCCTTAACTCTTTACTCAGCTGTATTGGCTGGCAAGTTAAAGAAACCGCATCTCTAGAAGGATTATTCGGATGAAAAAATATATTGCAATTCTTTCATTACTGTTAGTTACCCAGGCATTTGCTCAAAAGATGCCCAAGAACTCAGCAACCTATGACACCCAGGTCTTACGTGTAAGTGATGGTGATACCATTGTCATTGCAGCACCATTCTTACCTGCGCCACTCAAACCAGAACTAGCAGTTCGTATCTTCGGTGTTGATACACCAGAAAAGGGACATAGAGCACAGTGTCCACAAGAGGATCAAAGAGCACAGTTAGCTAGTAAATGGACCTCTCAGTTGATTGCTCAGGGGGGTAGGATACAAGTTACCTTATATGCCTGGGATAAATTTGGTGGTAGGGTGCTTGGAGATATCTTAGTTAATGGTCAAAGTGTTCGAGCTGGGTTAATTGCTAATGGATTAGCACGTGAATATTACGGTGATGCCAAGCAAAGCTGGTGTCAGTAATAGATTGACCTTACGTCTGATTTATATTATAATATGTGAACTATAAGGAACTTATACTATGTCAATACTCGATAAGATTAAAAAGAACTCTACTATTAAGGATACGGCCCTCTTAGCCGAATCGAAATTCTTTCAGAAGAAGGATATGATTCCTACTTCTATCCCTGCAATTAATATTGCTTTATCTGGTAGACTAGATGGAGGTCTTACTCCTGGTCTTACGATGTGGGCAGGTCCTTCGAAGCACTTTAAGACTGCTTTTTCTTTATTGATGGCAAAGTCGTATCTGGATAAGTATCCCGATGCGGCTTTACTCTTTTATGATTCAGAGTTCGGTACTCCTCAGTCGTACTTTGACTCTTTTGGCATTGATGCTAAACGTGTTATCCATACCCCACTAACTAATATTGAGCAATTGAAGTTCGATATAATGACTCAGTTAGAAGGTATTGAAAGAAGTGATCATCTGATTATTATTATTGACTCTATTGGTAACCTTGCATCTAAGAAAGAAGTCGAAGATGCGTTAGAAGGTAAGTCGGTAGCAGATATGTCAAGAGCAAAGCAGATCAAGTCTCTGTTCCGTATGGTTACCCCTCATCTATCTCTTAAAGATATACCGATGGTAGTAGTTAATCATACCTATAAGACTATGGAGTTATATTCAAAAGACGTTGTAGGTGGTGGTACTGGTTCTTATTACTCCGCCGATAATATCTTTATCCTAGGTCGTCAGCAAGAAAAAGAAGGTACCGAGGTTGTAGGGTATAACTTTATTATTAACGTTGAGAAGTCGCGCTACGTCAGAGAGAAATCTAAGATCCCTGTTACTGTTCGTCACGATGGTGGTATCAGTCGTTGGTCTGGACTACTGGATATGGCTTTAGAATCTGGTCACGTTATTAAGCCTTCTAACGGTTGGTATTCTCGCGTTAATAAAGATACCGGTGAAGTAGAAGATCAGAAGTTTAGAGCAGCACAGTGTGATACTAAGGAGTTCTGGCTACCTATTTTACAAACATCTTCATTCCAGGAATGGGTAAAGACTACCTATCAAGTTGCTAACGGTGCTATCTTGAGTGATGAAGATATTACTAAGGAGTTTGATGATGCTACGGAATGATTTATTTAAACCATGGTTTGTAGGCGACGACTGGGGGTTTGAAATTATAGACGGTGAGTATAAAGGTGTATGTATTCAGATTGAAAAATTAGAGTTTGATGAAAAAACAGAAGGTGGTCTACTACTAGACTCCCATACTGTACATAAGCCGGATTCAATTACCGATGAAGAATTAAAAGAGCCAAAATTTCAAGCTGTTGTTGAAGTTATTATTAATGATATTTTACGAGAAGCAATAGATGACCTTAAGCAGACTAGAGATAACGATACTAAAGAATCTAGTACATGATGAAGTATACATGCGCAAGGTACTGCCTTTTATTAAGGAGCAGTACTTTACGGATGAGAGTGAAAGAACGGTTTATAAATTAATTCACGAGTTTGTAACTAAGTACAACAAGCCTCCTACGGTTGAGGCTATATCTATTTCATTACAGAATACCAATGTACCTGAAGGTCAATTTAAGGAGATAACCGATCTCTTTAAAGAGCTGGTCGTAACGGAGGTACCTAACCCTCAATGGTTATTAGATGAGACTGAAAAGTTCTGTAAGGATAAGGCTGTATATAACGCTATTCTTCAATCTATCGGGGTAATGGAGGGTAGGGATAAGCTTGTATCAAAAGATGGTATTCCTTCTTTACTTCAAGATGCATTAGGTGTTTGTTTTGATAACTCTGTTGGGCATGATTACTTTGATGATGCAAGTAAGAGGTTTGAATACTATAACCGTGTCGAAGAGCGAATCCCATTTGACCTAGATCTCTTTAATAAGATCACACAGGGTGGGATGCCTAATAAAACGCTTAATATTGCGCTTGCAGGTACCGGGGTTGGTAAGTCTTTATTCATGTGTCACGTAGCCGCCAGTTGTATTGGTCAAGGTAAAAATGTATTGTACATTACTTTGGAGATGGCAGAGGAGCGAATTGCTGAGCGTATTGACGCAAATCTATTGAACGTGGAGATCGATCAATTAAAGTCTCTACCTAAACAAATGTTTGATAGCAGGATGGAAAAGCTGAATAACAAGATACATGGCAAGCTAATTATTAAGGAGTACCCTACGGCGTCTGCACACGTTGGCCACTTTAAAATGCTGTTAAATGAGTTGAGTTTAAAGAGATCCTTTAAACCTGATGTAATTTTTATCGATTACTTGAACATATGTGCATCCTCCAGATTTAAGCCTGGTGGAGGTGTCAATTCTTATACATATATAAAAGCCATTGCAGAAGAGTTACGTGGTCTAGCTGTAGAATTTAATGTACCTATTATGTCAGCTACTCAGACAACGCGTTCGGGTTTCTCGAATACGGATGTGGAGCTTACAGATACTTCCGAATCTTTCGGTCTACCAGCAACAGCAGATTTTATGTTTGCGTTGATTAGTACAGAAGAACTCGAGCAACTCAATCAGTTAATGGTAAAGCAGCTGAAAAACCGGTATAATGACCCTACATTACACAAGCGGTTTATGATCGGTATTGATCGGGCGAAAATGCGGCTGTATGACCTTGAGGATATTGCTCAAAGTAATCTACGGGATACCGGGCAGGAAGATGCACCTATTAATATTGGTATGAATAATCTATTCAAGAAAAAGGACTTCTCCGGAATTAAAGTATAAATAATTCTAAAGGGGGCCCTATGTATCTTGCACCAGTTATAGATGGAATTTTAGAGTCAAAGAAATCTAAATTAGTAGGCCGCCAAACTTATTTTTATATTACCGGTATATTAAACCGGTCTTTTGCAAAGGTTGAACCCTTTACATTTCGGTATGAAACCTACAGTGATTACAGCAGAGAAGACTTTTCAGTATCCGGTCTATACGATATGGATGCAAATAAGCGTTACATAGTTCTTAACTTCCCTAAAAATCACAAAACCTTTCCCATGGATGATGAGAAGTGGAGAGAATTTAAGTTTGCGGTATCACAGGTATGCCAGCATGAAGCTATCCATCAAAACCAATGGCAGCACCGAGACTATAAAGATGAAGGAGCGTTAAGTTTAGATTTTAGAAACATGGCAGGGGATTTGGATGAGGATAGAGAGTATCTTTCAGATATTGACGAAATTGATGCTTACGGTCATGATATTGCAATGGAAATAAAATTTTGTTACCCTAAAAAGGATCCCTACGAGGTTTTGCGTACAATAGACAGAAGAAGAAAATTGTGGTCATACTCGTACTATAAAAAAACTTTTAAAGGTGAGGAGTGGTCTGACATTAAGAAGCGGCTTTATAAGAAAATATACTTATGGATGCCATATGTTACTGTATAATATAAAAGGAAGAAATGGAAGAACCTATCTTCTCAATAATGGATTTACTTCAATTGGGGTTAATGATTTTAGCCTGTTACGCCTGTTACTGGAGGGGAAGAATTGTAGGAATTGAACAAACGGTACAAACCTTGGCAGACCAGGGGTTAATTGACCTAGAAGAAGTTGAAGATGAAGAAGGCCTTTAGGGGCCTTTTTTTACGGCCGTAAATTTGCCTTTTGGACGGAAATAGGTTATAATAGTATATCAACTAAATTAAAGGATTGTATGCAAACTCAGACTAACTCTAGACCCCGTATTAAAAACGATACTGTGGGTACCGATGGTATGAAGTTGTTGTTTAAGGAATACGAAGGTTCGACGTTGGTGTCGTTTCGTAACACCTGTAGTTTACTGATTGAAGAATCCGCTGGTAAGAGAAGTACTAAGGATAAGTTTCTTGCAGAGATTGCACGAGCTACATCCAAGGATACGATGCTTACCAAGGTTACCAATTACATGATGGCCGGGCAGGGTCTTGGTGTGTAAGCACCACAGTAGTTGGGTTTTGTGTGATAGGTAGTTAAATTTTATTATGAAAGGTCTATTATGACTTTGTTTACTGTGGCAGGTGTTTCTAGACACAATGGTGAGATAAAGGTTCGTTTCTGTTCTGATTTTGTACTTCGAGTTAAGAACTTGCAGAAGCAGGGAGATACGGATATTCAGCTTATCGAACTTCCAAACCCTATGACTAAGCCCCAAGCTTGTTCGTTTCTTTTGGATCAGGAATCATTTAATGTTTATGCTTCTGAAATTATCGAGATTCTGGGCAAAAAGGAGTTGAAAGAAACTCCTAAACAGCCTATAATCAAGGCTGCGAAAGAGGAAAAAGTTGATCTAGAACTTGAGTCAATCAAAGAACTAGCTGAAGCTTAATCCTCTGTTACGAGGGAAAGACCACCGCCCTCGTAACTTTTTCTATGGTGGGGCATTTCTATATTAAGGAAATATTATGTCTTTGCAAAACAGTGTACTGAAAACTTTGTCACATGGCCGTCAATTTACCGCCGGTCAAATGGCAGGTTTGTTTGGTACTACAGAAACCTCTGTAGCCGCTCGCATCTCCGAGTTGCGCTCACAAGGTTATTCCATCTATAGCAATACTGCTAAGAATGGAAAGACTGCATACCGTTTGGGTACGCCCTCACGCCGTATGATTGCCGCCGCTTACGCAGCCGTTGGCAGCTCAGTTTTTAACTGATGTGACTTGAACGGTCTCTCCTAAGGGACGCCGGAGATCGTAACCGGCATTAATTTTATTATGGAGTCGTTATGCCTTTATTTGTTGTAGATGCTATTCAAATGTTTCGCACCAGATACGTTGTTGAATGTAGAGAAGCCGAGCATGCAGGGGATACCGTTACCATGAACGAGGCCGAGCAGTTCAGCCAGATGGATTTAGGTGAACGTATTGTAACTACTAAAGAAATTACCTATGAACAGTTTCATAAGATGAATAAATCTTTAGAAGAAGGTCATGGTGATGGTAATCATTATCAAGCCGAATCTGGCTCACCCTGGATGGGTGAGAAAATAATTTACGTTGTTAATTATGATCAGGATACTAAAGAATGAATGTACTAGCACAAGTCCAGCGGCAACGAGTTAGATTTAGCCCGGATGATAAAAAGCACATCAGTGCATATCGTCACTTTGTAGTTAAACGTAAATGGGAGAACCCTGGTTGCCCTTATGAATTAGAATGGCCTTATCTAAGTATTCCCGATATGATTAAAGATAAGATCATTAATCACTACTTAAAAATCTAGTTTTTAGCCTCCTATCTGGGGGTTTTTTATTGTATAAATATAATAAAACAACGCTAGGGTATTTAAATGTCTACTTCTTCTGACTATGAAGATGCAGTTGCTGCAAATATACATAACGCCTCTAAAGGGGTAGTTGGTATACGTCATAAATCTGGTCTACAAAGCATGACATCTTACCCGGATGTCGAGGTTAAGTATAAAGGTATATCTACATGGGTGGAGGTAAAGATGAATCATACTGATAACCTAATGAATCCTAGATTTAAGTATGTTGATGGTAAATGGGCAGTATCTGGTGTCGATTCTAAAGCTATTCAGGAGCTAACTCAATACTTCAACGTCAGTGAGGATGCAAAGAAGTGGGTAGATGCGTTAAGAAAGTTTGTAAAAGATCCAAAAAATAAGTACACAGGTGATCCAGCAAATATGACATTGCACTCACTGGTTGGAGATAGGGCTAGGGATAAAAATTCAGTACCGTTAATTACAATGAAAAGGTTTTTAGCGTCTCGTCCGAATAAAAATATATTCAAAGTCGATGGTGTTGATGTCGGGTCTTTGGTAACAGATCATTATACTAAAGGTAAGTCAGCTGCAGCATTGTATGTAAGTAGCGGAGATGATTTTTATAGATTTGGTAATAAGAATCCTTTTAAATTTACCCTAAAAGAAGCGCCTTTGTTTAAAGGAACTAATAGTATTACCTATCGTATTGGTGATCGATCAAGTAATTTTGAGATTATGGTAGAAGTAAAACTTAAAAATACAAACGCTATGGGTAGTAGTGACACTAGTGTCAAACCCGGATCATCTAAACCTAATCCTTTTTCAAATTTAAAATAATGATAACATTTCAATACTATTTAACAGAAGCAGCTTCTGAAGACAAACTCAAGCATCTTGAGCATGCCGAAGACCATATCATTAACGCCGGGTTTGATGGCTTTGCCCACGCATACCACAACCTACAAGACGTGCATGATCAATTGAGCGGTAAAAAGAATAAGACCAAGATTACTACCAAGTACGATGGCTCACCTGCTATTGTATTCGGACATCACCCTGAGACAGGTCAGTTCTTTGTAGCATCTAAGTCAGCGTTTAATAAAGACCCTAAGATTAACTATACCGCTGAAGACATTGAAAAGAACCACGGTCATGCTCCTGGGCTGGTTCAGAAACTAAAACAAGCCCTTGAACACCTACCCAAGATTGCTCCCAAGACCGGTGTATACCAAGGTGACATCATGCACTCAGGATTAAATACAAAAGATAATCCAAACGGTGATGTTACAAAAGAAGGGGGTAAGTACCACTTCCAGGCTAACCCAACCGGGGTTAAGTATTCCACAAAGGTAGGATCTGAAGAAGGTAAGAAGGCTGCCAGTTCAAAATTCGGCATTGCCGTTCATACTGCGTACCATGGTGATACCATTGAAGGTCTAAAAGCAGAATATGCACCTGACCTATCAGGCTTTAGCCACCATCCAGATGTACATAATATTGATACTCAGGATGATGTTCAGCATGCTAAGATGACACCTGAACAGCATGAGTTGTACAATAAGCACATTAAGCATGCTACAGAAGAATTCAAGAATACACCTAAAAAAGCCTACAAAGCTTTAGAAGGTCATCAAGATTTGTTAAAGACTTATATTAACAGAACTGTCCGAGAAGGTACGACACCAACGGTTGCTGGCTACCGCTCTCATGCTAACGAATACCATGCTAAACTAATTGCTAAGGTAAAGACACCTAAAGCAATTGCTGCTAAGACTGAGACACTACATAACGATCTATCTCATATTGATAAGCATACAGAGAACTTTCAACACTTACTTACCATGCACCATCATCTACAACAGGCTAAGGATCAGTTAACTACAGCGTTATCGGCTAAGCCTAAGTTCGAAACCTCGATGAGAGGTAAGCCAACTAAACCAGAAGGCTATGTAACCGTTAGAGAGAATAGACCAACTAAGTTTGTGGATAGAGGAGAGTTTAGCAGAATGCATCTAGGTGCAAGAACTGAGTAAATCTTAAAAGCCCACTAATGGATTATGGCACCAAGGCAACTAAAAATCAATAACTATTTTGTATCAGGGACCAAATGAAGATATTTAGAGATATTAGAGAGAACTTTAAAGACGGCCGTAACCCCGGCGACAAGGGCGACATGGCAAGACATGGTCTTAAAGGTAAATCTATTATACAATTGAAGAAGGTCAGATCCTCTGACTCTGCAACACCCAGAGAAAAGCAATTAGCCCACTGGAGAATCAATATGACACTAGGTAAAAAGAAAGATAAATAAACGGTTAACTAATTAAATACACATGGACTTCATAGACTACTTAACAGAAGCACCGGAGAAACACGGCGTACTTACGTATGGTCGTATGAATCCACCCACATCTGGGCATGAGCAGGTCATTAATAAAGTTCATGAAGTTGCTAAAGCGCACAATGCTGTTCATAAAGTAGTTCTATCTCATACAAGCGGTACCAAGGATGGTAAGAACCCGTTACCGGCTGATGTTAAAGTAAAGCATGCGCAACACGCCTTCCCTGGCACACATATTGAAGCGGCTTCTAAAGAGCATCCTACCATTTTGCATCATGCAGCTGCAATGGCTAAACAAGGTGTCAAGCACTTACATGTAGTTGCAGGCTCTGATCGAGTAGAAGAATATCATAAGTTACTTCATAAGTATAATGGAGTAAAGAGTGGCCACGGACACTACAATTTTAAATCTATTACTGTTCATTCCTCTGGTGAAAGAGACCCAGATGCAGAAGGTACATCTGGTGTTTCAGGTACTAAGATGCGAGAGCATGCAGCTGCAGGTAGAAAGAATAAATTCCATGCCGCTTTGCCTTCTAAAATGAAACCAGAGCACAAAGATGCCTTGTATCACGATGTAAGACATCACATGGGTATACAAGAAGCGGTAGCGCCTGGTTCACAAGGTGAAGTAAAGATTTCTAAATATGAATGGGGTACCCCAGAAAGCACTAAAGAGATGAAGCGCATTACCCCTGGAGAGAGTAAGATTAAGACTGAAGAAAAAGAAGCAGACTATGGTGAAAAGTTTCAGTCAATGGTAAAGAGAGTTAAGGTAAGCGCCCAGCAAGGTATTAAAAAGACTGTCTGGGTCCCAGCAAAGTACGGTACAGGTGGCTCTTATAAGGTAGTACCAGTTAACAAAGTTAAAGAGTCTGTAGAGGTAGAACCCATGCAATCAGAGGCAACAAGATTACCCTTCTTATTAATGAATGCTGA